TAATTAACCTAATTTAGACATCAAATCTTTCATTCTTAAGAACTGAGGATTTTCATATGTTTTAGACTCAATTAGATTAACTGATGAACCTGTAGAAACTTGTTTGTTTAATTTTGTTTCAACCGATTCTGTAATTGGTTGTGTATCTCCTTTAGTTAATTCGTCTTTTATTGATTTGTAAAGACTTTTTGATTCTTTTAAAGTTTCAACTCCGTCAAATCTCCTAAGGATATTTATTTTTTCTTTTTTAGTTGTTGAATGTTCTGTGAACAATCTCGTAGCATAAGCTAAGTTTGAATTGAATGTAGCAACTTCATTAAGTTTTTCTCTGAAAACATTTAATGCTTTTCTATACTCTTCGTTCTTTTCTCTCAACATACTAACTTCTGCTTGTGTAGATTCTACTTTAACACCAGAATTACTATAAACGTAATTTCTGTTGTTTGTAATACCTTTTCTTAAACCTCTACCTTCTTTAGAACCCATACCGTAAGTTCTTGCAGCTTCTTTAGTTTCTTTTTTTTCAAAACCAGCGTCATCTCTACGAGCTTTAGTAGATTTAAGATCTTTTGAAGCAATTTTACCGTGCTTCATCGCCAATCTTTCGTCTTCTTTATCTTTGTATCCTTGACCTTCTTTAGTTTCAGCTTTAACAACTTTAGATTTACCTTCCATGTTACCACCTTTCTTGTATTCAAATTTTGCTTTACCAGTACCTACTGATTTAGGACCTTGTTTTTTGTCCTCTTTAAATCCGCCAGCAGATTTTTTGTAAGCGAATTTAGGTCCTGATCCAATTCCAACACCTTTAGGTTTAATGGTTGATTTACCTTCTCTAATGTAAGATTCATCCATGTCTGATTCTTCATCATCTTCGTCTTGTTCGTCGATTTCTTCGTCCATTTCTTCGTCCATTTCTTCGTCCATTTCTTCGTCCATTTCCCATTCTTCATCATCTTCGTCTTGTTCGTCGATTTCTTCGTCCATTTCTTCGTCCATATCCGATTCTTCATCATCATCATCTAAATGAATTTCGTAAACGACTTCTTCAGAATCATCATCAGATTTTACATCATCCATATCAACTTCTGATGTGTCTCCGTTTTTAGAGAAAATAGCATCAATAACGTCTTGTACTGATTCGTCTGTTTCTTGGTTCATAATTTCATCCATTTCATTCATGTTTATTTCTTCGTCTTCTTCAGACTCACCAAGCTTAACAAGATATTCTGTATCAGAGTCATCATCTGTTAGGTGAATATTGTTACCATCTTTTTTAACAATGATACCATCTTCTTCACCCATAGCTTTGAACACTTTCAGAATTTCTTCATCAGATGCGTCAGTTAAATCTATAGGACTTTCTTCTGAATCCATGTCCATGTCTGTATCTACATCCATATCCATTTCATCGTTATCTACATTCATGTCAACATCAGTATCTACATCTGTGTCGTCCATGTCTGTATCTAGATCAATCTCTTCTTCATCATCTTGTTCTGAGAGAGATTCTTTTACTAATTGATTGATTTCTTCTTTCATTGTAGAATGAAGTATTCCTTTTGCATTTTCGGCAATAGCTTCTTCAACTTGTTTCATTTGAATAAGAGCCTCTTGTACTAAATTTTTATTTTCTTGCATGAAAAATTATTTATTTAACTTATAAATAGTGCCAACTTGAAAAAAGTTTATGTTATACGATAACAAAGCAACTTATTTTACAATAAGACACGTAAATTATTTATTTATAATAAATATTTCCATAAAACAAAAAAAGTGGTCATAGACCACTTTTTTTGTTAATTGATTGATTTTACTCAATTACTTCATCAATTTTACTTTCAGATACTGAAGTTATTCTCCAATCATGGGTAAATCCTTCATACTTTTTAGTGACCTTTGCTTCAACATCGGTAACAGAATAACCTTTAACAAGTTTTTCTTCTCTAATTTTTTTAATTTTTCCTGAGTTTTCATCAGGTAAGTCATACTGAATTTTTGCTACAAAATATTTTTCTTCCATATTTATTTATTTGCCTAAAAAATCGTTTAATTTTTTCATTAAGTCAACAGACTTATCAACAAATTGATTTGGTTCTTTACGATTTTTTTCTTCATCTAAATTTTCTTCGTATTTATTTCTATCTTCAGGGTTTGAAAATAAGTAAGCTCCTGGAGTTGATGGAGATGATACCAAGTCAAAACAAATTAATTCAAAATCATCTTGTACTTCATTTCTTTCTCCAACTTTTTTAAGTGATCCAACTCCACGAGATGATATACCTAAAGTAACACCTTGTCTCATTAAATTTGCAGCAATATCCCCTTTTGTAGATACTACTCCAGTTTCATGAAATCCTGGTGAAGTTAATAGTTTTAACTTACCCATTAATATATTTTTATCCCACCATATATCTGTTATGATGTGAGATACTCTATCTAAATCAATAAGAGAAGATTCTGGATGATTTAGTTCTGAGGTCGATAAACCTTTAGCAATAGTTTTTTTATAATTTTCAGATTCTCTTTTAAGGATTCTTTCAGGATAAAATCTACCATTTCTATTTGGTGTGTCAAATTTTTGAAGAACAGCATAAAATTCAAATGGATTTCTATAATCTAAATTTGCAGATTCTTTTAAAAATTTGGAATTATGTTTGTCTTTTGGTGAGACATAACCAGCATCCATTTCAACTAGGATACCATGACCAAGTTCGTTCGCTTCTAATATTCTAAGATTTTTCATCAAGGGTTTTAAAATAAATATCTAATAATAAATAGTTTATTGATTAGTTTATTTTTTTTGATATTGAAAACTCAAAATATTTGTTTTCATTTATGTTATTATTGAATATATTTTTAATAATCTTTTTTATTGATTCTTTAATTTCTTGAGATTTAAAATCAACTTCAATTGTTGTATATAAATTAACTTCTAAATTAAAAAATGATTTTTTTCCATGTGATATCCCGCTTGTTCGTAAATCTAAATCAACAATACTTTTTTCTTTAAAGATTGATAATGGGATTGAATTAAAAACTGAATGTTTTATCTCTCTATTTAAATTTCCTACAATTCGGTTCCAATTATCTTGTTCAAATTTTGGTGTAACCCATGATTGGATGTTTATGTAGACTGATTTTAAATTTTTCGAATCCACAGTTCCATAAGTGGACTTAATTGGATAATACAGATTTATTTTTACACTTTTACCCTTTTTCATTAATTTTCATATTATTATACGTTTATTTGTTAAAAAATAACAAATATATTCTCCACAATCAAATTTTTATAAAAAATGAGATATTTTTAATATATGATAATAGTTGAAATAAAAAATAATGAAAACATTGAGAAATCTCTTAAAAAATTAAAGTCTAAAATAATTAAAACAAAACAGAATCAAATTTTATTTGAGAGGAAAGAGTATAAAAAGAAATCGGTTCTAAGAAGAACCGAAATTTTAAAAGCGAAATATATTCAAAGTAAAAAATTAAATAGAGTTTTCTAAATTTTTTAATTTTAAGAAGTTTAATTGATCAAATTTTTCATTTTTGATTCTATCAATTGTTTCAGAAATTTTTGTTTTTATTTCAAATTCTTCTTCTTTTTCTAAAATAGAATTTAATTTAACTATAGTACTTTCTCGAAGTGTTTCAAATTTAGTTTCTAAAGTTTTAGTATCTTCAGAAATTAATTGTAAAAATTCTTTTTTATCATTCTCACTCAAATTTTCAATATAACTTCTAAGAGTTTGATTAGCAATACTAACCATTGATTTAATTGGAATATTAATTGTTTCTTTTAACGTCTTTTTTTCTGAAGTTAAAATATTAATAATTTTTTTCTTTGAAGTTACTCTCTCCAATAAATTAATTTTATTAATATAAACTAATGTATCAATGTCAGAATATTCATTTCTTGATTCGGAAACTGTTTTAGGTAATTTAATATCCTTTAATAATTTTTGGATAACATTAATACCTTCTTCTAAAAAATCTTTGGCATCAGATTCAGATAACCCCTGTGGAGTAGTTAACTGGTCATATAATGAGTATACCTTTGACATAGTTTTATTACTCAATACATTATGTTTGAATTCTCTTAAAGATTTTTTGAAATCCGACTCATTCTTGTAGGATTCAATTAAACTTGTTTCAATTATGGATTTTACTTGTCCGAAAGTCATTAGTGATAGTTTTGATATAAATATTATGAATTTAATAACTTATCCAATTCTTTTGAAATTTCTCCTAAAGAATCTTGACCTTGACCTAAATCTAAGAATTGTGTACCCTCAATTAAGTTATTTTCAACTAAAATATTGAGACTGTCCATCCTTGATTCTGGTGTTACCGCACCTTCAGCAGGTGGAGGTGCTTCAGTTCCTCCTTCTGGTGGCGGTGGTAATCCTAAATCACCTCCACCTAAATTTCCACTTGGTGGTGGTGGCTCAGTTGCTGTAGAAGTTGATGGTGCAGTTCCTCCTGAAGATGAACCATATAATTTGTCTATGTTATCAAATATTCCTGTTTTAGTAATAACTGTTGGAGTTGCTTTAAGTTCTTCTCCTACGGCTCTTTCAATTCTTTGTTGTTGTAAATCCAATCTAATTTCATCATCAGACCATCCAAAAATATGTTTTTTGGCCCATGTTGATGAAGTGGCTTGAATACCATTTCCTGGATCTGCAACAAGATCTTTATAAAGTAAAACTTTTTCTTTCCATACATCAATCTTTAATAAATCGGCTTGTGTAGATGGATTGCTAAGTCCTAATGTAAAATTTGAAAGTTCGTCTTCAAATCCCAATAAAAATAAATGTACAATTGCAATTTTATTTAATTCTTGCAACATACTTTTTTGAATCCTGTTAATTGTACGAGCAAATCTAATATCTTGTAAAGATAAATTTTTACCATCTCCAACAACTTCTTCAAATCCTAAGAATGCTTTTGGAACACGAAGAGCTGTTAATAATTTCTTTTGAATATATTCAATATCAGCAATTTCAGATAAGTTAGTTGCACCTGGTAGGGTTGTAATTGGATCTGGAGCCGCTGGATCTCTTACAGGAATAAAATAATCTTGGTCAACAGCCATTTGGTTGAACCTCATATCCACATTACCTGTTTTTTGGTCAACAATTTGTTCTCTTTTGAATTTGTTGGCAACACGTTGAACATATGCTTCAACATCATCATCGTTCATATTTCCCACGAATACTTTAAACATTCTTCTTTCGGGAGCTCTTGATGTACGATAAATTAACATTGCATCTTCAGACAATAATAATTGTTTCCAAATTCTTCTTGCTTTTTCTAACATAGAAGTACCATACGGAAGTTTTCTATCATCACCTAATAATCTAAAGTGAGCAATTTCCCATGATTGAAAAGTCATATTTTTATTTTTCCAAGTAAATTCTAATGCCTTTGGTTTTTCTGGTTTTTCAACGTTAACAGTTATTTTTGCACTTGCTCCCGCTTCATGTCTTTCAATTTCAATTGTCGGAAGTTGTTGAACCCCAACAATACCTTTTTCAGGGTCAAGTTTTAAATAAACAAAATTATCACCATACTTACAAGTGTTTCTTGTCCACATTGGTAAGTTAGTATTGATATCCAAAGAGTTATTAAATAAATCGGCTAATACAGATTTGATACGTTTTGATTCAGAATAAATTTGTAAAATAAATCCATCTTCATTTGTTGTTGTTGATTCTTCGGCATAGATATCTAATGCTGCTGAAATCTCAGGAGTATATTCCATTGATTCATAATCATATTGTGCGGAAAGCCTTGTCGGTTCATAATACATTGCTTGAGAATACATATTATTCTCAACTTTAGCCCATTGGGATGATAAATAAAAAGTTTGTTGTGCTTGTAATTTTTCTTTTTCGTATTCATCACGATTAGGTGTACGTAATAATTCTTTTTTATCAAACTTAAAAGTTGGATAATCTTGATTCAGCAAAGAATTTGGGCCAAAAGTTTTGGACAAACGTTGCCAAACGGTTAGATTTTGATCACTCATAATATAATTTTAAGTTGTTACTTTAATAATATAAATAGTTATTTAACCCCAAATAACCATCCATATGTTTCGTAGTCTTTTTTTGTAGGACCAGAATTATATTGTCTACTATCTCGTCCCATTTGTGGAACCATTGGATTGAAAAATTCTGAAGAGTTTTTGTTTTCAGTAACTACTGTAGACCAAGAATTTAGCATAGCCTTGGTATGATTAACTACCTTTGTAAGAGATTGGAAAGATTTTTCTGCAACATAAATTGCCATAGATATTGCCATAATACAGTCATCATGATGACCCTTTTGATGGTCAGGTCTTCCATTTACATAAATGAAGGTATTCATTTCATTATATAACCTATGTGAATAAACTTTAAATTCATGTCTAACGGCTTCTTCAAGAGAAGCAATAATTTGAACCCTTTTATTATTAAAATTTATACCAGGAATTTTTTCATTTAATTTTGGATCATATTTCCACTTATTACTTGTATCAACATTGTCAACATACATTCCACCAGCATATTGTAATTCTTGCATTTTTCTTGCCGTTGCAACTCCCATTCCTCCTGTCAAATCTACAACACAATACGCATTATACATTGTTCCCCACTTATAAGCAATCTCTGCGGTTACGTCTGGAGGTACTTTTCCGACATATTCAAGGACTTGTTCTCTCGTGTCGAAGTCAATTATCTGAATTGAAGTAAAGTCCTCAGAATCCCCTCTTGATACGTCCACACCCATGACGTATTTATGTCCGTTTTCAGGTTCTTTAAATATCCAAAGATTTCCACCCATCATTTTGGCTTGAGGGTCTCTTAATTGATTTTTAGAAATGTTTTGCATTAAATCAGAATCGAATACGTTATCTCCTGATCCTAAAAAGTTACATTCCAACTCTTGTGCCACTCTTCTTCTATCAAACTTTAACTTTTTAACCATCCCTTCAAACCAAGTTGAACATGGTTTATACCCTTGGTCTATATAGTCTTTAACAATTTGTAAGTCTCTTTCATACGGATTTTCATTATGTAAACTAACAATACTATCTTTAGGGTAATCTTCTCTGTTTAATAAAAAATGAACTAAATCAGGGGTTTTAACCATATACAAATCTTTTGTATACCTTGGGTCTTTATACCAATACATTTCAGAGATTTTGAAATCATTCATTCCTCGTAATGATTGGTCATAAATTTCATAATAGATTGGATCATATCCATTTGGTGTGGATACAACAATAACCTTACCACCCGTAGATAGTGAGGCCATACAGGCAGACCAGAAATCACTATCTGCTTCAATGTAGGCTGCCTCATCAAATATCAATATGGTTGGGGTATATCCACGAAGGGCATCCTTTGAAGTTGCAACGGCTTTAACTTCGCAATCATTATTAAGTTTGAAATGTCTTTGTGAATTTTTTTCTTGGGAGAATCCAATTCCAACCCATGCTGGCCATTGTTCGGTAAATCCTCTAACCTTGTTTGCCATTTCCACGGCAGTATCCAATTTGTTGGCAATAATCAGAATCTTTTCTGGCTTACTTTTTTTTGCGAATGCAAGTTTTTTTGATGCCCATGCGGCAGTAACTGTAGAAACTCCTGCCTGTCTGTATTTCAGAGCAACATTTTCATTGTAATTATCGTAATCTTCGATTAAGGTAATTTGGTCTGGAAATAAATCTAATGGAACGTATTTGGATACGGTATTATCGAATGTCTGTAAATAAGTACGAAGTGCATAAGGAGTGTTCCTCATACACTTCGTAACTTCTATAATTAATTGTTCTTTAGTCACATATTATTATTTGGGTCTTGATATCCCCAAACTACCTAAGAAATCATCTAATCCGTCTTCATCATCTTCGTCATTTTCGTCAGAATCATCAGAATCGATATCATTTTCTTCTTTATAATCCTCAAATTCACCTTTCATATTTTGAGCTTCTTTCATAATTTCTTCAAATTTTGAAGTAGCCTTTCTTACTTTAGATTCATCTTGAGAGATGGCGTTTCCTATAATTTCCAAGAATTCTTGGGCTGGTATTTGGTATAACAAGATATGGAACCAGTTTATTAGACCTTTGTTTGATTCGTCAAACATTGCGTCTGGTAGAGCGTGTCTAAGTTTTTCTACAATTTCAGGGCCTATTCTTAATTGCATTGGTTCGTTAGCTAAAGTATCAACTTGTCCTTGAACTTTTTGTCTCATTTCAGAATCTGTTGGAAGACCGTGTCTTCCTTTTGCCTCTTCTAATCCTTTAATTATTTCGTGACATAATATTGGGAAAATCATTCCTGTAGCTGTAATTTTTGTGTCAGGTGTTTCTTCTCCACCTTCTCCACCTTCTTCTCCTTCATCGTCTGAATCACCTAATTCTACTTTACCAGCAACACCTTGACCTGTTTCACTCATCATTTCAATCATTTGTTCCATTGTAAAATACATGAAATCATTGATTGCCATAATTCCTAAATAATCTCTGTAAAGAGAAGGGTCAATAGCATCTAATCTTGCTTTTACATCGGGCTTTTGGAAAAGGTAATGTCCTTTTTTTGCTGCTCCTTGAATAATCGCATTTATAATATTTCTTTTATGTTTTTCTAATTCTAATTGTTCTTCATCTGTCAAATCTTCAACATCAAATGAAGGTATTTGAAGTTTTTCTTCACCTTCTTCATCATCTTCTTCCTCGTCATCTTCTGGTTCTTCAGGATTAAACCTAAAATTAGAAGTATCCGGCATACCCAATTTAGCATCAATCTGATACCATCCTTCAGGTACTTCACCTTCTTCTAAAGATGCATCAATAGCCAATTGTTCAAGTTCTTCTTTATGAGCGCTTTCAATTCTCATAATATTTGGAAGTTTCCTCATCATTTCTTGATAAATCATTCCTTGAACTTGTTGAGAACTAATATTTCTATTACCCGTAACTTCTTTAAGTTTATCGGCAACTTTACCAAATCTTTGGCTTACCAATCTTTGAACATCTTGAGACCCTTTTTTCATTGCAGGATTCTTTGCATATAAACCTTCAGGGTCTCCTAATTTTCTTTCTAAATTAGGATCCATTCTTTCAGGTCTATTACCGTATTCTACTTGTTCTTTTAATTTCTTTGCCATTTTATTTATTTTTCTAACATTTTAATAATAACATCAATTACCTCATTTTTTGCATTTTCAGGTGAAATTTTCTTAGCCTTTGGTGAAGGATTTTCACCAGGGTTAGGATTTTTTCCAGGATGACTTGGTCTTGGTTTTGTAGGGTTTTTAGTACCTGGCTTTGTAGGAGCTGGTTTTGTTGTAGGAGCTGGTGATGGATTTTGTTCATCAACTTCTTTCTTTACTTTAGCTTTCGGTGAGGGATTTTCACCTGGATTAGGATTTTTTCCTGGATGTGAAGGTTTTTTTGGTTTTGTACCAGGATCAGTTGTCGGTTTTGTTTTTGGTTTTGTTGGTGATACCGCAGGTTCTGATTCATCAACTTCTTTTTTATTTTTTGGAGATGATTTTGTTCCAAACGATTGAATATGTTTTGTTGCAAAATTTTCTCCCTCATTAAGATGTTTAATTAAATCTCCCTTAGTAATTCTTGGTAATATATTTCTTTCAACAATTTTCATAATTTCATTTTCTAAAAATAAAGATACGGGATTTTTTCCTTCTCCCAATTGTTTTTTTACTTCTCTTACACATCTTTCCCACTTTCTTGATTTTTTAGGACCAACTTGTGTATGGCATATCGCCCAAGGATTTGGTTTGTTTTCTTTATCGTTGGCTTCAGCCATACCCATCATCTTTCTATTATCATCTGAGTCATCATCCATTCCATCAGGAGCCTCATCATTATTATCATGAGGAGTGTCTTGACCTGTAACATTTTGTAATACATCAGATGCTAATGCATCAGAGTCAGTTAAGTCATCAGTTTCATCTTCCTCAATTTCAGTCATTGAAACATTAACACCTTGTGAATTCAAGTTTTTTGCAATTTGAGATGCTTGTGGGTTTTTACTACTTATAGTTGTAACACCTTTTCCTGACGGAGATCCTTGTTCACCAAGTAATTTTGAATGTAAAATATTAACTTGAGATTCAGTTAATTTAGAAACAGTTTTAGCTGTCATTCCTTTTTCAATTAGTTCAAGGGCTTTTATATTAGTTTTCATACACAAATTTCTTTTCAAATTCTAGAATCAAATCTCTTTCGTAGAGTTTGTCTTTTATTTTTTGTTCTGTTTCTCCAAATCTAAACACCATTCTTTTTTGTCCTTCAGATTCTTCTGTTTCCCATGCTAATGCAACAACATCATCTATTGCATCTACCATACAAAAAAAATCGGAGTTTTGAATCAATTCCAATTTTATATCAGTATTTCTCAAAACTCCTACCTTCTTAATATATTTTAATTCAGGTGGAGTTGGATAACCATTAGATGGTTTACTTTCCCAAAATTCCCCCCACACATCAGTTTTATCAGAAAAAATAAACTCGTAAAGATTATCTCCTTTATAATTAGGTCCTAAACCGTTTACGTAGATTAAATTACTCATATAACATTTCCTTCTATCGAAATTCTTTTTTGTTTACCATTATTTTCAAAAACTAAATTTTTCTTATTGGTAAGTCCAATAAAGTTATAGTTAGAATTTTTCTCTAAAAATTTCTTAGCTGCTAATTCTTGCTCAATTGTTTCTGTTAATTTAATAACTGAATTCATTTTCTTTTTAACGTCAGAGTTAATTTTAATTTGTTTTTGAGCTTTTTTATTTGCAGATTCTCTTATTTCTTGTTTTGTTACTTCAAAATATTTTGAAATTACTTTATCGACTTTAGATTCTTTGAAGATACTATCCATTATTGCTCCGTTACCATATTCTGTCATTTCAGAACCGTCACCTCCTTCAATAGGAACGTCCATATCTGTTTGAATATCTTCAACTTCAGAATCATCGGTCATATCTTTGCCTCCCATATCATCTCCACCTAAATCTTCAGAATCTTCATCAAATTTAGATATGATATCTTCTTTATCTTCTTCAGATAAAGTCTTTAATTCTAAAGATGATAAAACCATGTTAATAACATATTTGATATTTTCAGAAGTCATTCCTTCTTCATTATCTAATGTTCTAATTTTTTGTGTTAATTTACCTGTAAGTTTTTGAATTGTTTTAAATGTTACGTGTTCTTCGGAGTCTCCTGATCCTGTATTAGCACTCATATCATCATTCATATCAACATTTACATCTTCACCTCCCATATCAGTATTCATATCAACATTTACATCTTCACCTCCCATATCAGCACCCGTACCCATATCAGGTGATGGAGGTAATTCTGGTGATGGAACCGCTGGAGGTTCTGCTGGTGGAGCAGCTGCAACTTCAGGAGATGGAGCTGGTTTTGGTAATTTTAAAGTAAACTTTTTTTGTTCACCAAATAAAGAAATACCTTCTTCATTTTCATTAATCCTATTAACTTCTTTAGTTAATAAATTTAATCTTTTTAGAGCTTGTGAATATGAAGAATAATATTTTCTATTTTTCATTGGTTCAATATAATCAGCTTCAGATTCATTAATATTTTTTTTAATTATATATCCTTGTCTTTCTTTTACGATTTCATATTTATAACCATCTGCAAGAGAAATACTATATTCTGAATTTGAGGTTTCATTAACTTTAGATGGAATCACTTCATTAAAACGAGCAATTTCCATTATTCTATTTAATTTATTTTGGCCTGTAAGTTTTTCACTTCCTATTGCTTTTAAATCTGACATATTTTGTATTTTTAAATTTTTTTAATTATTTAATCCGTTAAATCCTCCAAGAGATATTGCGTTTAATTGAACGACAGCTTCGGTACCATTATTATTGGTATATATTGCATGTGGTACTGGACCGTAAGATGGTTGCCAAGTTCCACCACTAAAAGAACCAAACATATCATTAGTGTATTCGTAAATAGCGTTTACTGATATACCTGTATAAAAAGGTGTTGAACTTGGTGTTGGAGTTGGACTTGGCATCTAAGTTTTTTTTTCTTTATAAATATATGATTTATACTAATTATTTACGGATTTCTTGAATTTGTGTTTCTATAGACAACTCTTTATCTTTTATTTTAGTTTTTTCGTCAAAAAGTTTACCGATATGACCTGATCTTCTTAAATATTTAAAAACCAAATTCTCATAAGAAAACTCTCCATCTTTATCTAACCCTGATTGTCTATACTCTTTTAGTTTATCTTTTAACCTCTTTAAAGTTTCAGTATTTCCTTCAGATTTTGCTTCTTCAATTGAGTCATCAATTTTATCTGTCCAACTTTTTATTTTGGTTTTTAAAACTGACATATCTAAATTTTTATGTGTCTTTTTTGGCTTGTGAATCCATTCGTTATTCATAACAGAATAAACACCATCACTATGAGCTTCATCGGAAGTTCCTTGAGCATAAACTTCAACGTCATATCCAAAAATTTTAATATTGTGTTTGTCGTTAAAAAGTTTCTTTTTTAAATCAAAAAGTTCTTTATAAAGGTCTTCTTGTTTTCCATATCTTTCAAAATCAACAATAACGTGTAAATCAAAATCAGAATATTCTGACCAATTAAAATTTGCTAATGATCCCATAAGATAAATTTCTTCAACAAATACATCATCACCCAAATCTTCAATAAATTCTTCTGCAATACGCATAAGAGCCTGTCTAACTTTGGGTTTCATTGTTGCATTTTCTGCGCTTTCACAATTTTCCCATACTTTTGGGTTAAGAGTTTCTTTTACGGAAAAACTATCAAGAATTTTTTGGGTATTACTCATCACATATAAATACTCAATAAGCTACACTTTTTTATAAGTATATTTCTTTGAAATATCTGTAGTGAAAAATTGACCCTGAGATTGGGCCTTTCTGAAGGCTGTATATACCTGATGAGGTACATTATCGTATTGATATTTTAAACCATTATTGAATTCTGCAATCAATTTTTTGGTTTCTATATCGTATTCTGTTTTCTTAATATTGGACGATTTGATTTCGTTAATAATCTTTGTCCCCTTGATTTCTTCTTTTGTTATTGCCATTTTCTTTAAGTGGTGTTAATTTATCAATTTTAGATAATAATTTTGTGGTATAACCAGTAAAATCATTCAGATTTATATTAAAACCATAGTCTTTTACTTGTTGAAATAAAGCCTTTTGTGTGGTATCAAATTTATGATATAAAGACATCATTTTTTGAGTATATGTTGGTGGACTAATTAAATCTTCTTCACTAAATCCAAGTTCTTGGAAATGTTGTCTTAATTCAAGATAAGTGTCCAATAATTCTCTTAATGATGTGCTATGTTCTAAAAATTTTTCAAATGGTTTCATTAAACATAAATATAAACCCCCACCAAAAAAATGATGAGGGTTTATCTGTTAATGAGATCGATTAGAGAAGGTTTATTCTTTTCTTTTCTTGTTTTTTGTAATTAGGTACGAATACCGTTAAAAGTCCATCTTCGATGGTTGCCTCGATGGAAGTTGGGTTATATGTATCTCCGATTTTAAATTGTTTAGAAATTGATTTGGTTTTTTCTTCACCATTTAATTTATAAACTCTTTTTCCTTCGATATGGATAATACCACTTTCCATTTCAACTTTTAGATTTGATTTATTAAAGCCCGCGGCTTTGAAGAAAAGATATGCACCATCTTTAGTATGGTTTATCTCATAGTTCTCATCATCAGATGTTTTAGTTGTTACTGAAGTTGCATAATAGTTATTTGGTTGTCTACCAAAAACATGGTCTATCATGTCATTAAAATTTGTAGTACCGTAAATCATAATTGTTTTGTTTTTTTTTATTTATTTGATTATCTTTACATAATCAAACTATATACCACCATAAATAAACTGAAAAATTTTCAGTTATCGAATCACAAATACGACAATATGTCAGTTAAAAAAAATATTACCGACAATTTGTCTAATAATTTGGTAATGTCCCAAATTTGATACACCTTTGTAAAAATTAATTAACTATGAATGATATTATTGATGATGACGACAAAATAATGAGTAAAAAAGAAAAACAAAATTCAGACAGTAACACACCTGTATTGGATAATTTCAGTAGGGATTTAAATAAATTGGCTGAAGCCGGTAAGTTAGATCCTGTTATTGGACGTGATAAAGAGATTTTGAGAATAGCTCAAATCTTATCTCGTAGAAAGAAAAATAACCCTATTATTATAGGAGAACCTGGTTGTGGTAAAACTGCAATTGTTGAAGGTTTGGCGATGAAGATTGTAAGTGGAGAATGTCCAAAAAATCTTATTGATAAAAGAATCGTAAATCTTGATTTAACTTCAGTTGTTGCTGGCACAAAATATCGTGGTCAGTTTGAAGAAAGAATGAAGGTAATTATTGAAGAACTTCAGGCAAACCCAAACATCATCATCTTCATTGATGAGATACATACTCTTGTTGGGTCAGGTAATTCGGCAGGTTCAATGGATGGTTCCAATATTTTCAAACCAGCATTATCTCGTGGTGAATTACAATGTATCGGAGCAACAACTCTTGATGAATTCCGCAAAAATATTGAAAAAGACGGAGCGTTGGAACGCAGGTTTCAAAAGGTAATTGTTGACCCATCTACGGTTGTAGAAACAATTCAAATTCTTAAAAATGTTCGTGAAAAATACGAAACATTTCATAAAGTATCTTATTCTGATGAAATTATTGAAGCTTGTGTGAAATTGGCAGACAGATATATTACTGAACGTGAATTTCCTGATAAAGCATTTGATGTCTTGGATGAAGTTGGAGCTCGTATGCAAACCGACATAAAAGTTCCTGAAATAATTGAAGATTTAAAAAGAAAGGCATTAGAACTTAAGCAATTAAAAATTGATGTAGTTAAAAAACAAAACTACGAACAAGCTGCAGATTTACGCGATAAAGAAAAGAAATTGTTGACCAAACTTGAAAGCGAAAAAAATAAGTTTGAAGAAGAACAATCAAAAGACAAGAAAATAATCTCACTTGAAAACGTATATGATGTTGTATCTAGTATGGTAAAAATTCCTGTGAATAGAATGAATGTTGATGATAAAAACGCATTAATTAATTTAGATAAAGAATTAATGGGTAAGGTAATTGGTCAAGATGCCGCAGTTATCAAGATTGCAAAATCAATCAAAAGAAACAGATTGGGAATTAAAGACCCTAACCGTCCAATTGGTTCATTTATATTCTTAGGTTCAACTGGTGTAGGTAAAACACACTTGGCAAAACAATTGGCAAAAGAAATGTTTGGTTCTGAAGATTCCTTAATCCGTGTGGATATGAGTGAATACCAAGAAAAACATACAATATCCAAATTGGTGGGAGCTCCTCCAGGATATGTTGGATATGAAGAAGGTGGGCAATTAACTGAAAAAGTTAAAAACAAACCATATTCAGTAATCTTATTTGATGAAGTAGAAAAAGCACATAAAGATGTGTTTTCTATCTTACTACAAATCTTGGATGATGGACACGCAACAGATAGTCTTGGTAGAAAAATTAATTTCAAGAACACATTAATTATTTTAACCTCAAACTTGGGTGTTAAAAAATTACAAGACTTTGGTACAGGTATTGGTTTCTCAAATAATGTATATGCAAATGAGGAAGCTAAAAAACAAGTATTGATGAAAGAAATGAAAAATTTCTTCTCTCCTGAATTCTTGAACCGTATTGATGATACAATTATATTCAATTCATTAAGTCCTGAAGATATTAAGAAAATTACTGATATTGAACTTAAGAAATTGGTGCATCGTCTTAAAGACATGAAATACACCATCACTTATGATGATACCTTGATTGAATATCTTGCAAAAGTAGGATTTGACGAATCTTATGGAGCAAGACCTCTTAAAAGAGCAATTCAAGATAAGGTCGAAGACCTATTATCCGAAGAAGTATTAACAGGTAAAATGATTGAAGGTAAAACTTATACAATAAAAGTAGAAGGTGAAGAAATCAAGATACAGAAGAAAGGTAAATAACCTAAAACATAACCCTCACAGAAATGTGGGGGTTTGTTATATTTATAACTAATGAAATATTTAATCAGAAAAGTTTTATTAGAATCTGTCACAAATTTAGAATCAAGTGGACATGATAATACACCAAAAATTTCTAATTTTGATAGATTAGTGAATCATTTTAAACGAAGCTTTCCTATAGACCAAAAAGAAAAAGTTTCGGAAATTAAAAACTTTGTTAAAAATTATATACAAGAAAATAACTTCACGATTAAGTTCTTGAACGCTTGTCCTGGATATTCAGGTGTAAGAACAAGAGACCAAATCATTATCTGTGCACCTAGAAATATGATTACAATAGGTGATTTTCTTTATACCATATTTCACGAAATAAGACACGAAGAACAAATGACTAAGTTCAAATTAGAAAACCCATTAACGGGTGATTTAGAAGACTTTGAAAAGTTATATGAAGAATATTGGAATCTAGAATTAGATGCAGATAGATTCGCAAAACAAATGGTTGCCAAATTAGTGATTAAACTTAATATCCCAATAGAATTCGCAAAGAGTCAATTTAAGTTGTCTTCTTACATTGAAAATTATCCATCTATGTCCAGAATGGTTGAAATGTCGTTAAGACAAATAATTGACCAAATAAAACAAATAAAAAAATCGGGTGAGGAATATTCAGATATTGCCGATCACCCGATGGTAAAAAAATATTTAGATAAGTTAGAAGATTTTATTTAAAAAACACTTCTACTTTTCCAATCATATACTTTAGCCTCTTTGTAGTGTAATTTGTATCCAAGATTTGATATCATCTTACGACCCATATTAATTCCGTTAAACACATCTTCAACAACTACATACTCATTAGCAGTATGATATCTATAATATCCTATTGAAAAATTAATACAAGAAAAATTGAATTTTCCTCTTAAAGCATAAACATCGGTATATGGATGAACCATATATTGCATATCTTCATTAACCATTCCTTCAGTTAATACTTTATCACAAGCTTCAAAAAATTCAGAATCTCTATCAAATAAAACCTGTCCAAAACATTTTTCAGTAATCATCCAATTTTCAGGAGCATCAAACTGAATACCATATCCAACATTTGTGAAAAATTCTTCTTTCGCTTTCATGGAACCATGACAACCTGTTTCTTCAGATACAAAAAATGCCGCCTTTAAATAAGGTAATTCTTTTAGTAGAGTTAAACACGCAAATACACCACATTTATCATCACCACCAATACCTGTTGGGAGTTGATCGTCATTATATGCCTTATAAGACAACTTTAACTCACCTTGAGTATTTGGTAACATTTCTTCTCGAATATTGATTACATCAATATTGTGAACAGTATCTGTATGCGCAACCACACACGGAAAATAGAAATTTTCTGGAATTAATACCGATTCTTGTTTTGTTGCATAAACATTCTTATATTCATCAACAAAATACTCGATATTGTTTTCTGTTAACCAATTAACCAAGTATTGAACCATTAGGTCTTCTTGATATGTTTTGGTGGGGACGCTTAAAACGTCTTTAAGTAATTGTAAATCTTGTATCATATAACAAAGATACAAAAAAATTATATTTCTTCCAAATTAAATAATGTAGGTTGATAAAGTAAGTGGTAAAAATTCTCTTCACTTAATTTTAATTTTTTTTGTTGGAGTGCCCTAGAAAGTTTAACGACAACCTTATTTGGGTTCATTTCAAAATTTTCAACATAAAACCTAATATCTTTCTTTTTTGGTAAATTATACCATCTACCGACCTCAAACTTTTTACTAACTCTATCTATCATAGCAATATAATCTTGCATATTAAAATCATCATCCGCACCATCTTCAATCTTTTCAATTATTTCATCTAATTTACGTTCAGCATAATTATTAAATGAAATACTATCAAATTTTTCAGAATCTTGAAATTCATAAGAATTTTCTTGCCATCCACCTATTGAAAGTTTACTTGAACTAAAAATTTTAGGTAATAATTCTGAAATTGAGAGTTGTAATGAATTTTCCCTGATATACCACATCATGAGATTTGCGACAGTTGTTGTAAATTCATCGTCAGCTACAAAGGTAAACCCAAATTCATTAAAATAGTTATTTAACTCTTTATCAATGCTTTCTTCAGCAACTTGTGTCATTTCCCTATTTTTTTCAGTTTGGTAGTCGTAAATAATATCTTGAGTTTGACTTTTAAATGAACTTAATAATTTGTCGGCAAAGTCACACCTAAAATCTTCATTCTCCAAGTCAAATTTTTTAGGATAAATGTATCTTGATATTCGTTTTAATTTTTCAATATTATCCTCATTAAAGTCATAAAAAATGATATACCCATTTCTAAAATCATCAGTAACACTATACGAATCCCTAAACTCATAATCCGAATAAGGTGATTTAAGCATCTTCATAAACCAAACATCATCTTCGTGTAAACCTACTTTTTCCCAAAATTTATCATCATTAAAACCTATTTTAATAACGCTTTGTCCACGGTTAGACCTGTCTTCTCGAACATGATAAATGTCTGGATCAGAATCCTCTAATTCTGATTTTTGGATTTTACCTTTAACGTAATCCCTCAAAGCCATAAATGTGTCAAATGATGCCATATTGTTTATAAATACCGGTTTTATTTGGAATTTCAATATTTATACTTATCTTTGAATAAGTTCTTTAACATATGGGGGTGACGTTAGCATTGATTGGCGTTTATATGGTAAATGGGCACGTAGTCAAACTTCATCTATGACTTAAATCTATGATGATAAAATTCAAATGACAATACATTGTCTAAAATGGCTACTTTAGGTTTAACTAGAGAAGCTGTTGTTGTTGCTGCTTAATTGTAGAGAACAACCACGGGGTTTCTCATACGTACCTTGGAACAGAAATGAGTCAAAGGGGTCACAGGTCAGAGCTCCTCTAAAATAACTCTGAGACCAAGTTGTTTGTAGGTTAGTTTCTCACTTATATCAAACCTAATATTTCGTAACATTGAGAACCGATGTTGTACTAAACGTGTAGTCCATCTATGGTGTGGCGAACAAGACCAGGAGGCGGAATCCTGCACCTCCACCACATAATAAAAAAGGGTTCTATTTTGAACCCTTTTTTATTTCATTTATTTTATTATCATTACAAAATGAATAAGGTATCATCAATTTTTTTTGTCTTATTTGTTTATTTAGTGTCGCAAGTTTTCACATTTTACCAACTACAAGGACATCTCTTTAATAAATGGATAAAAGACAACCCAATGATTATGGCAATATTAGGGATTCCTATAGGGTATTACGTCATTATGGCAAGCAGAACAATGGTCGAACTGTGGGGAGGACAAACGTGGCCAAATCGTCTAATAGGGTTTAGTTTGGGTGTTATAGTTTTTACTGCAATGTCTTGGTTTCTACTCAAAGAACCTTTAACATTAAAAACATCAGTATGTCTATTCTTATGTTTTATAATATTATCAATCCAATTTCTTTGGAAGTAACTTATTGGTATATTTATTTGTATGAAATTAATATCAATCCTTGTTAAAGAAGGTAGAAAAGAAGATTTAAAGAAAAAATATTCAAGCAAGTTTGATGATGAAGTGTTAGACTTTGTGTTGGGTATTTCTGATTTACAAGATTTTAATCACAAATACACAGATTTTATCTTAAAGGTTTTAGACCCAAATTCGGATATTGACATGAATGTTGATATTGCCGTTGATTTAGTAAAAGATTTTGACAAATACCAATCTCAATTAAAAAAGAAAGATATCAATCAATACAATACTTTTTCTGAATTGGAAGAAGCTTTAAAACCATTTCATGAGAAAGAAAAAGAGAAAGAATTAGAAAAACAAGCTGATAAGATTTACGAAGATAATAAGTTTTTAGTTATAAAACCAAAAACCGAGGAAGCTTCCTGTAAATACGGTTACAACACAAAATGGTGTGTATCCTCACATAGCTCAGGACATTTTGGAAGATATACTCAAGGTAACCAAGCCCTTTATTTTATTATTAACAAAGACAATTCCACAAACAGAACTTATTCAAAAATTGCAATTCATTTTGATAATGAAGGACATACAAGATATTATGATTCTCAAGACGTACCAATGAACCAAAGAGAAATTGATGTTATGAATTACGCATTTCCTGAAATAATAGATGCAATTAACAAAGATTATGAAATAATTAGAACAAGTGGTACTTCCAAACTATTAATATCAGTTTTTAACTCAATGGGTTACACCTCAGTAGACATTAAAAATTATTTACAATCAACTTATACTTTATCAGTATTTGTAAGAGGATTTGAAAATATTCCTAATTTTGATTTTGGACGTTCTGGAGGTATGGTTACAGTATCATTAATTGATTCAAAGAGTACTAACAGATTCTTTGATGAATATCAAATGTTTATTAAATATGATACTAAAGATACTAAGTCATTTACTGCTAGTATAGGGTTTATGAGTGACGATAATACACCATATCATGTAGACCTCGGTTTAGAAGAATGGGGAATTGATTCAACTTACATTATTCAAAACACTATTTCTCAAATGGCCGAAGGAATTAGAAAACATATTGGCAGCAGAATATTAACACATGTTCAAAATAACCCAAAACTTGTTCGAAAAGCATCTGGTACAGAAACATCAAAAGTTTGGAACAAACCAAATAGCGGTTATACCTTTGGTAAAAACAAAGGAATGATTAAAAAAATGGTTGATTATTTAGATGCGGGATATGATAATGGAACAAAATTAGATTTCTTGGAATATATCGGTACTCTTAAATCAAGAGTTGTTGATGGTAAAAAAGAATATGCCAGACCAGGAAGTTCTGAATTTTCAGCGGCAAGTAGGTGGGATGGTCAATATTCATCATTCTTTTCTGCCGCTGTTTTGGCAGGTATTATCCAATACAAAAGAGAAGGTAGACGTTTTATTATAATACCTGGTCCAAATTTTGAATCATTTAAAAATGGTGAATTAAGAGCTCTTTAATTTTTTTTAGATAATCTGCGAAAGTAGATATAACAACCAAAAAATACTCCCGCTATACAATACAAGACGAAGTTCGCTTTCCATAAACTGCCTGTCAGTAATATTAGGGAATATTGAACGGCATCGAATCCAAAAGGATTGAAAAACAGTGCCAGCATTAAAAATATTTGAGAAAGATTCTCCTGAAAGGTTCCTCTCCACGTTTTTCTGTTTATCTCCATCTTCCATTTATTACTGTTTAAATTTTATAGGTTAAATAACCTTGGTATTTTAATATAAATATCGTATCTTTACATTATGGCAAAATGCGATAGACATATTTGGGACACACAAGATAATGAATGGTGTTGGAAATGTGAAGAACTTACTATTAGTGAACATATACAAAAATTAACAAATATGAAAGTAATATTTTTAGACATAGATGGTGTATTGGCTACCGATAAACAATTTATGGGAAACCGAAATAAATTTAGTCAAAACAATGATTGGGCGAAAGAATTAAGAGTACCGTACGGATTTGATAAAGGATGTGTTAAAGTTTTTAACGAAATATTAGAGAAAACTGAAGCGGTCATCGTTCTTAGTTCAGATTGGAAATTACATTGGGATTTATCACAATTAGACACTATTTTTAAGGAAAATGGTGTAATCCGTTCACCTAAATTTGTAACCGAAAATTTAAAATCATCTTTTGATTTAGAAAGAAATCGATTTTTTGAGGTTGATAAATTTGTTAAGGATTATAATGTAACTGAATTCATCGCAATTGACGATTTGGATTTAAGACAAGGTGGATTAAAACCAGTTGACAATTTCTTTTTAACTAAGAGTGGAGAAGGATTAAAACAAACAGGGTTAAAAGATAAAATAATCAAAAAATTAAATGAAGATATCAATAAATGAGATAGTTAAGAATAGATATTCAGGAGTTGCTCCTGAGGGATTTGTTTTACTACATGAGAAGACAATTCAAAATTTACAAGATTTTGAGATTTGGAAAGAGTGGAAAAATAAAATTATTGAATTAGATTTAAAAAACAGAATTGAGATGGAGGAAAATAAAAAGTCTTAAATTTCAAAATGGTTAAACTGGTGGTAATCGACTGCGTCGGTGAAAGAAAGTTCACTCCGAAATATAATATCTCACCAGTCCGTGAACACATAATTCAATTTTCATGATAATTATTCAATATGAGTTATAAAGTATCAACCAAAAGGCATATAGGAAAAACAATAAGTTATAGAATTATTAGCACATTTGCCGGATTTTTAATTATGTGGTGTATAACTGGTAGTATTAAAATTGGAGCGGCGTTTGGAGTTGCTGAAATGATATTTAAACCTGTAATATATTATTTTCATGAAAGGATATGGTATAGATGGATTAAATTTGGTTTAATTGAGGATAAAAAACCAAAGTCAAAAAAGGTTCAATTAAATGAGGTTGAGACAAAAGTATTAGACCAAGTTCAATCTGAAACATTTAGTAAAGAACCTACTAATTTGAATCAACCAACACAAAAGAAAGTATTAAATTATTCTTCAAATAGATAAACCGAGTTACCTCGGTTTTTTTTTATCTAATATCGTAGTATTTATTAATATGATTGAAATTAAAAAAATTAATGAGACTTACGATATTCTTTCAGATTTAAAAAGAGATTTTAAAAAAGACTTGGCAACAGAAGCTATTGACCCTGGTCCCAATGTAGATTTTAGAGACGGAGCAAATAGTTATCCATCAAGAGATAATATTAATCAACAACTTTTAAAAGATGTCCAAGACGCAGCTAAAGCCGCGAATGTTAATGTTAGTATTACTACAGCTCAATCAGGTCATGAAAGTCTTCCTTCAAGACATCCAAGTGGAAATGCAGTTGATATTGCAATGATTAATGGTAAAAATGTTAGTCTCGCAAATAGATCAGATGCAGACCAATTTGTAAATGCATTGGTTAAAATGGGATATGTAAAAAATTCAGAAACAGGAAATCCTAAAGCTGTTTTAACGTTTGGATTTAAAGGTCATGATAATCATGTTCACGTATCTAACACAAATGGAGGAAACTCAGTCGCAACTAGTCCACAATCTGGAACAACACAATCCGGAACAACACAACAACCAAACGATGACCAATTCGGAACTAGTCATATAGACTATAATGATGCAACAGTTAAAGCATTGCAAAATACCGCATCACAACTCGGAATAAAAGAAGAAAAAATATATTCAAAATTAGGTGATAGAATTTCAAGTAATAATACTTCAATTATTATCCCAAGTAGTACGAATACTAAGATAAAATCACCAACTAATGGTGTAATTAATAACTATCATTCTGAAGGTCGTTGTCCTAATCAAATAACAATTCAACATTCTATTGAAGATAAGACTTATTATTTATTATTTTGTGGTATATCTAACCCTGAAGTTAGAGATGGTCAAAAAATATTTAAGGGAGATATTTTAGGAAAAACATCTTCTGATGTAACAGTTTCATTATACGATAAATCATGGACTAAATTAAATTTACCTATAATTTTAGATAAAGAAATTTCAACTAATAATATAAATAAAAAGAAAGATGATGATAAAGATAAGGACAAAGATAAGGATAAAAAAGAAACAGAATATTATGATCCATTTTACCCATGGATAGGTAAAAAAATACTTGGGTTAGGTAAAAAAATAAATGATAAAATACCATCAATGACTAAGGGAGGAGAACCTAAACTTAAAAATTTCTTTAATAAAAATAGTATGAGTAGTAAAAAAATTGATGAAAATATAGAAAGAATTAAAAACTTATTAAAATAAAAAAACCCATCGTAAGATGGGTTTTCTGTTTTAAGAAAAAGTTATATTATTTAACTTTTTCGGCTTTTGCAGAATCTACTTTAACTACTGTAGAGTCAGTTTTAGTTGAATCTACTACAACAGTAGAAGAATCAGATTTTACTTGAGTTGATGTTCCGTTTCCGCAAGAAACTAATGCTACGATTGCAAATAATGCTACGATTTTTTTCATAAATGTTTGTTTTTTGTTTTTAATGTTTTTTAAACTTAATAGACTATAAATATAGTAAAAGTTTTGGTTTTAGTCAATTTTTATGTGAATTTTATCTAATTTTTTGCGGAGAGTATTAGATTTGAACTAATGGTATCCTTTAGAGATACGGCAGTTTAGCAAACTGCTGGTTTAAACCACTCACCCAACTCTCCGAATGTTGAAACGGGCGGATTCGAACCGCCGACGACTATCGTATCAGAATAGCATTCTACCACTGAATTACGTTTCAATAAAAAGAGACAGAACCAACCGATTATTTATTCGGTCATCACAAGGATAACAATGGTTTACGGCTCGGGTTACATCACGTATAGGAACCCTGTGTTCCACCCCGATATTATGCGACGCCCTATCTACTTCTGTAGAACTTCTCTGTCTCTCTGAATACAAATATATAAAAAATCCCCCTAAACAACTAATTTAGAGGGATTTTCAATTATTTAATAATTAATTCTTATTTCAAGAATCTTAATTTATATAATGTAGAAAAAATTAACTCTTGAAGTCCGTCAATTTGATTTTGAATATAAGATTCTTTAATCCCCTTTCTATTTTTTTCAATATTGCTATCTAATTCTCTAAAGTAACTTATTAATTGTTCTGTTGATTTGTAATCAACCATTTCAACTGTTTTGTATCCTGTAATTATTTCATATTTTCCTTGATAACTTTCAACAATACCATCAATTAGTCCAACAATTTCATCATAATAAGTTCCTAATGCCATATGTTCAGCAAATGATGATTGTGATTTTGTTTGCCAATGAAAAATATGAGCTTGGCTTCTTGAATGAAGTAATGTTGCAATCATATCAACAACATCAGATGTTTCATTTTTTTCTTTTTTATTTTCAGCCTCATTCAAGTTCATCACCTTGAATAATTGTTCTTTGGTTAGAGTTACTTTTTTTTCCATACATATAAATAGTATGATACTAAGAAAAAAAATATGGGTGTAAGGACGGTACCGACCCGTCTTTTCTAGCTCCACAAACTAGTGCATCACCTTAATGCTTCAAACACCATAAAACTATTTATTTAGTCTATTTTTAATGATTTCACAATACTTTTCATCAATCTCATAACTGATTGAATCAAATCCCAAATCACTTGCAACTTTACTTGTTGTTCCGCTACCTCCAAAAACATCAATTATTGTTTGATTTTCTTTGGCGGTGGTTAATATAATTTTTTTAATCAATTCTTCAGGTATTTGACAAGGATGTTCAGTTTTTTCTTTACTAACATTCTTTACCTGATTTATCTCCCACCAATCATATAGTTTAGCACCTGTTTTACCTTCAGCAATTCTGGCTTGAATTCTTTTATCTTTCAAGTTTTTATATTCTTGTCTAACCTTCCTAAAATCAGGTTTACATCCCCACCAACTAATCAATCTACTTTGTTTTCCCGTATTTGAGTTATACACCCAACAAACTACTTGTTCGCATTTTGCCTTTAATGCTTTTGGTAGTAAATTAATGGTTTCTTCGGGATAATGAATTATTACACATGGTGTTGGGATTTTTGAGAGTAACTCAATATAATCCTCTTCACTCATGGTGTCTTTATATTCATTATATGAATATCCTTGATTGTATGGTGGATCGGTAATAACCAATCCTTCAGGTATTTCACATTCTCTGAAATCCTTATTTATAATTTCTTTCTTCATTGATGTATAGTTAAGATTCGAACTTAAAATAACTTCGTCAAAGGAAGTTGTGTTACCGTTACACTACTATACAATAAATGATACCCTATTTTATTCAACTACAGGTATCTTGGCTGTCCTTGCTAAGGCAAGTTAGAAATAATCATTTCGTCCTAACGAGGTCGGGATGATATTCCCTGAAGTTATCCCCATCCACTCCAATGTAGGTTCCCATACGGACATCACTCCATTTCTCATCATATTGGGCATATTATCCGTTGTTGTGTTTCGGAACGTGTGGACCAGATAGGAATCGAACCTATTACCTTCACATTATGAGTGTGCCGCTCTAACCGAGTGAGCTACAAGTCCATTTTGATAGGTGACCCTCCTATCGTGAAACTATGCATCGTTTCTTTTCTTTATAGTCCTCTATTCAGAGAACTGCTGGAACATTTTTGTGGGAGCAGCTGGACTCGAACCAACGAACTCAAAAGAGGGGACATCTACAGTGTCCTGCCATTGCCACTAGGCGATACTCCCAAAAAACAGGAAAGGAGAAGATGGTTGAGTGGACATCTCCTTTTATGATTGGCATTACTAATGTTGGTTTTAACTCCGATGTGTTCGGCCATACCACCAACAGGCTAACACACATCATTCCCCAATCAACCTTTGCGCGCATATCCCGATTCGAACAGGAACGAAATCTTTTGGAGAGATTCATGCTACCGTTACATCATACACGCGTTTTTTATTTCCATTGGGTATTACGATTATGTTTCCAACTTTGATATTCTCTTTGTTTATGAAAATATATAGGTTTTCCACTTCCGTGTCGTTTAATTTTCCAACTACTTGGATGGCAATCATAATACCAACTTCCACTTCTTTTATTACAGATGAAACAGTAGTTATATAACCGCTTCATCTGTTTGATTTTTTGTTCTTTTCTGGTCATACATTAGGTGTTTACCTAATGCTTATCAAATTTCTTTTTCATTTTTTTAACTTTAATAATTCCTGCGTCAATTAAAAATTGACGAGCGGTTTCTTTACTTTTACAGACATCTTTTGTCACCTTTTGGATGGATTCAATCTGTTGTTTAATTTGTTTTTCTGTCATGAGGTCGGTTCCAGAATTGAACTGGACTAATTTGTTTTGCAGACAAACACCTAAACCACTCGGCCAACCGACCTTATTTTAATGGGTTCCATTTGTTAATGAAATCCCATGTCTTATTCCAGTAATGAAATCTTCAATCTCACCCTCAGTCATATTTTTATATTTACTCCCAACCATATGCCCAATTTCATTACCACAATCACTTAAATCACCTTCATAATCCATTGAGCGACTATATTCTAGTAAACTAAATGCAATCCAAGACAGCTCATCACTATTAAATGTTCTTTCCATAATATATGTTTTTTTATTAATGAACCATATCAAAACTAAGATTATTATCTGACATTAACTCACGAAGTTCATCTCTAATTTCTTGATAAGCATCATACTTATCTTGTGGTAAATCATCAGACGCATATTTTGTCTTAGCCCTTAAAGACTGGTCTAATTCCCACAACACAGACCAAAATTTCAAACCTTTAGTTGCCAAGTCAAAATCCTGTTGGTCATCAGGTAAATTAAATTCTAAAACTGCTTTCATAACATATTTTTTTTTGTGACCCCGCCGAGATTCGAACTCGGGACTCCTTCATTAAAAGTGAAGTGCTCTAACCAACTGAGCTACGAAGTCAATTTTGTAATCAGGACAAGGATTCGAACCTGTAAGCTCCTTTTCGGGTAGGAACAACCTTATTGCGTCTAACATTCCGCCACCTGACTATTTAAAGACATCATTAGAATTTTGACCATTACATAGTTTCCTAAGTGTGAATATACTCCGTTGATGTCTTTGTTGTTAAGGTCGGACTCGAACCGACAACGTGGTCTCGTAAAGAGCGTCATAACCTTTTTGACTTACCGAGCTTGAGCCCGCTTACATATCCACTACTTAACATCCTACCCCACTTCACCAGGTTAACGGACTGGCTGCCATATGGGAGTGGGGGTTTCCCGTTATTTCGGGACTCCGTGGTACTCCTCGGTTCCGAGCCGAGTCCTAAAGATTTTCAGTCTTTCGCTTCTACCAAGTTAGCTTGAGCACCATTAATACACTTCTATATCTTCCAAAGGTACATCTTCTCCTTGAATATGCCTATAAACTGTGTTGAAAAATTCTCCTAACAATTTATAGTCCTCAGGAATCATATGACAAAAATCAAATGCTGGAATTGCATCATGAATCTTACCTTGAACCACTTTATCTCTTTTATCATTTGGTTTGTATTCAAACACAACATGACCTCTAAAAACGTATTTCATAATTTTAATTTTTGTAGTCCTTGTAGGAATCGGAACCTGATGACCTAACCGATAGTCAACAGGATCATTTTTACAAATATACAACCAATATTTCAAAGAGCCAAAAATAAAAAACCCCGAACTTCATTTCTGTCGTTCAGGGTTTGTATATAAATATACATCAGGAATTAACTAATTTTGAGAATCACCATCTGAACTACAAGGCATAATCTGATACCAACAAGTTTCTTGTTGTTTACTAAAGACTATATGACGCATTGTAGTGTTCATGTTATTATAATTATATCAAAGATAGGGAATATCTTCGAATTGTCAAATATTTATTTTTATGAACCTCAGAAAACTTATTAAAGAAACACTATTACTTGAAAGAAAAATTGCCCAAATGTCTGATACATTCCAAGTAACATTTGGATTTGACGTTTCTACATCAAAACACACAAGAGATAGGTCAAATCTTGGTAGGGAAGCACTGAGTAATAGAATTATTTCCAATCAAGAAATTATTGATGTAATTGAAAAATATAAAAGAGATATTGCGGAAGCAATTATTAATGGATATATTATTGATGGAGATAAGTTTGCCATTAAAGACAAAGAATCAAAAATTGATTGTGCGATTCTTGCGACAATAGTTGACGACAATTACTGGTCATTATTTATTCTTACAATTTTTCCATCATCTGAAAATTTTGGATTATTAACTGCTCAAGACCAATTCATTTTGAGTAAATAAAACAGGAAGGGTATCTAAATTGTTGTCCCTTCCCGTAATTTTGTGACCGATTGTATCTAAATAGGTTGTCTTCAATCACAAAACAAAGATAATAAATATATTTAAATGGATTAAAAAAATATTATTTCCATTTGTGATCCGGATTGGATTCGAACCAATGACCTACAGCTTCTTGGTAATACTAAAATATAGACCAAGAAGGCTGTCGCTACTATCCAGCTGAGCTACCGAACCGTATTCCCCACCTTTAGATTATAGGTGAGTAATTTCTTCCACAAAGATAAGGGTTTTATTGATAAATACAAATAAAAAATCCCTATAAAAGGGATTTAATTGTTTTAATCATTCTACTTTTAATATTGACGTATTGTATCCCATTTCTTTCAAAAGGTCAATAACTTTTACTTTAAATTCTTTTTGACTATTCCATCTTGAACTGCTATTGAATCCTAATTTTATTGTGGCATATAAATATGGACTCACATCAAGTTTAATTGAACGTAAAACTGATTTTGCCTCAGGAAGTTCTTTAATTTTTTTCTTAAGTTCTTTATTAAAAACATTTTTAACCCATTCATCCTGACCAAGATATACTGGTGTATCATCAATATATAAATTCAATTCTCCATGAGATGGCAATCCATAGGTAACTCCCAAATAATCTTGAAAAGATTGTCTTAACTTGTTTGTAATTACCGATGATGACGATAATTTATTTTCAGATTTTAATAATGGTTCAAATTTAATATATGTTTTTATTTTAACATTATAAGGTTCTGGTTCGGTAATTTTAAGTTCCATATAATCAGGAATATCCAAACGATCAAGTAGTGCTGTAATACCTTTTTTATATTTTTCTGTGAATAATCCTTTAGGTTTCATGCTTGGTAATTCATGAAGTCCTTTTTTTACAATTAATTTACCAACCGCGGCCAATTTATTATAATTATTAGAATAATAGGTGCTACCTAAATCAATATGTTTGTCTTCACAAAATTCATCCAAATATTTTTTAATCAAAAAAGATAATGGATATTGACCAATTTCTTCACCGTGAGTTTGTTTAATCCATGGTCTAAAATAATGAAGAGAAACTTCTACAAAATCTTCTGCAATATAATCATTAAGATTAACTTGTTCCAAAATTGTTTTCACAACGTTCATAAGTTCAGATTCAGTAAGTGATATAATTCGTGTCATTACTAATAAATACAAATATATACGAAAATCTCTAAACTTTGTTTTTTTATTAAATAAAATTAATCAGCAAAACTTTCTTCATAAAGAGTATTACTTGCATTTTCTTCTGTATTCATAGTATGGTTTAAAGTAACCATTGAATTATTAAAATCAAAAATGAATTCCCCATCGGAACCTTCATTAATTTCCCACCCACCGAAGTTTTGTTCTAAGGCTCTATAACACCAATCTTCAATTTCAGCAGGAACAGCGTCACCATTTTCTTCAAATGAATTTTCAATATACCCTGAATCACCACCACCATTATACCTTAATGTTAATATTCCTGTTTCAGGTATATCTATTGTTGCAAATTCATCACTTACCCACCCATCAAATTGTTCCAAATCTTCTTGGGAATCAAATTCAACTGAATTTTCATTACCCCTATCATAATATGAATAAAAATGAGAAACAGATATTTCTTTTGTTTTTGTATCAATATCTATTTCTATTCTTTCATAGTTTACATCTTCATCAAGTTGTTGGTATAAATCATTTACATCAATATAATTTATTATCTTTTGAAGAATTGGTAATAGTCCATCAGGAATTTCTGCGCTATAGTTATTTGTAAAATGGGTTTCTCTGTTCCAATTTATATCTGATAATCTTACACGTTCTCCACTAAAATCAAGTTCAATGGTACCATCTTGCATTCCCAATGAATTAAGATAATTGGAAACTTTTTTTAAATATTTTTTGTCGTCAGGTGATAAGACCTTTATTGAATTAACATCTCTTTTCATAACAATAAATATTAGTCTTCCAGTTTAAGTGTTCTCGTCATCCATTGAGGACGCTGATTTGTTGAGATATTATTAATATATTCTTTTGCGGATGGAATATAATTATTACAATCTTCTTTCACATGCTGTTCTCCCACATATCTGGTATAAACTATCTTTCCATCACTATTTTTAAATTCTGATCCAAACCTTTTCTCCATCTCAAAAATACCTTCACTATGGTGTCTAAACATCCTGTGTAAAGAATCTCCAAACCAAGACTTGGTTTCATCTAACCATTCATGTAAATGGATATAATCTTCAGGTTTTCCACCAAATTTTTTTGCGGATGATTTTGCGTGTAAGTTTGGATGAGCCATAGTTATAATATTTTTTCTTGGTCTATTCTTGATTGTTCAGCTTCTTTATATAACCTAATCCAAGTTAAACTAACATCAATAATTGCTAACACAGGAGATAATATAATTATCATTATGGCGTCCAAACCAGGAGAAACACCAATAACACCATCCAAAGACCTTTTTTTGTAACTTTTTTGCAATTTAATAAAACAATAAACCGCACACAATAAATAAATAATCCAAAACATAATAAATAATTTTTGAGCCTCCTGTCGGAATCGAACCAACAACCTATAATTTACAAAACTATTGCTCTACCAGTTGAGCTAAGGAGGCTTAAGAGTGTAGTGGGAGGTACCTTCCCTGTGGCTACTACACATTTTATCCACTTTTATCAAAGATAAGAAATTATATTCAAAATTCAAACTTTTTTGAGTCCCATTTAGGATTTGGTCTATTCAATACTATTACCTTTTAAGTAATAGTCATTTTTATCATTCAAGTTAGCCTTTAAACCTGTATCTGGGTATGTACTATAAAGTCTGTAAAGACCTTTAGGAAGTCTATTTCCTTGATAGTTAATTACATAACTAAAGATGATATTATCCATAGTATATGTCCAACCTTTAATACTACCATTTGTTATAAGAACTCCTGTTGTGGCATTTTTTTCATATGAATATACCGTCCTTAGTCTTTTAATATCGTTGTTCATTGCTGAAACAGGGACTAAAATTGTAATCCAAGCCATTCCAACTGTGGTATTTTTTGGTATTTTAATTGTCTCAAAACAATAAGCCAATTTAGCATTACCGTATGAATCAACACCACCAGATGTTTGTGGGATATTGGATTCAATAATCGATGGAAGTGTTCCGTTATTCCAATAAGGCATATCTACATAGTTTTGATATGTATATTTCCAAGCATTGGCATTAACCCCAAAAAATCCTGTAAAATTAATTGGGTATAAAGGTGTTTTCGGTAAACTTGATAAATAAGTCTTAACCGTTTGGAATTTTGAATTTGGTTCAACAAAAATATATGCCTTATTATTTGTTTCAGTTGTTACACTTGATGTTGCAGCAACTGAGTTAGTTTGAAGTACATTATCTTGTTGTGGTACCGGGATATCCTGTTTAGTACAAGAAATTGCTAATAAGGTGATAGCTACCGCAAGGAAAATTTGTTTGATTTTCATAGTTTTTATTTATATGTATTTGTTAAAAATTGTTTGCAAAAATTCTTCATCCTCTTTAGATAAAGAATAATAAACTTTAGATAATTTATCTAATTTTTCTACAAAATCAGATTGTAATCTTCCAAGTCCATCGTCTACCTTACCTTCCTTATTTAATTTTAATACTGATGATGGAAGGTAATCACCATCAACTAATTCCGAAATTAATTCTTTAATTTCACTCTTGGTACAACTCGTTACATACTCGTAAGCATCTACTGTAATAGTATCAACATAAAAATCTGGCATATTTTATTTATTTAAAAGGTTAAGAATTTCTTTTTTTGCCTGTTCGGTTATGTATTTATTTTTTCCTCCAATGTGCCATAGGATTTCTTCATCCATTTCAAGTTCTCTATAATACTTCCAATCATATACGGTGAAAACATCCGCACTATCCAATTCTCTAACCCATTCCATAGTGCTTTTTTCGTCACTACTACCTTTATAGGTGATTTCTCCTAATACCTCAATTAATTGATTCGGAGTTGATTTAAATGTTGTATCATGGAAACTTGTTCCCATAGTTGTTGCTGTTGGTAAATGAATCATATCTCAATAATTTTTACAAAGATAATATAATAATTGATTTCACAAAATTTTTTTAGATATTTATTATTATGATAAACAGAAATAGAGAAAGTCTTTTGGAGATTATTAAGTATGAGAACTCGGATGTATTGAGAATTAAAAAACCTCAAACCATAAACTATTACTAAATCTGTAGTATATTAATTAGGGGTCTTTGACCCCTTTTTTGTTTTTATCATAAAATAAACTATTATTGTAAAAAATTATTGTAATGAGCGGTGTTTTAGTATTAAATTATGACTACACCCCTCTTAATATAACAACTATTAGGCGGGGTTTTGTATTGGTTGATAAAGGTAGGGCTGAATTAATTAAATCAGATGATAACCCTATTGTTAGCGGATATAAAACATTTTTGCGCCCACTAATTATTAGATTATTAAAATATATTAAACATCAAGCCAAAAATTTAAGGGCCAATAGATCAAGAATTTATAAAAGAGATGGACACGAATGCGTTTATTGTGGGTCAAAAAAAGAACTAACATTAGACCACGTAATCCCTAAATCTAAAGGTGGGGGAAATGAATGGACAAACTTGGTTACATCATGTTTTAAATGTAATCTCAAAAAAGGAAGTAAAACTCCTGAAGAAGCCAAATTGGTAATGAAACATAAGCCCTTTATACCATCATTAATAAATGAAACAGATGGATTACAAAAAGTTTGGAATGAATATCAAAAATCATTTGTTTATTAAAAACAAAATATTAACTTTAAAATACAAAAAATAATTATGGATAATTATACAAACCCAAATCAAGCCGGACAAGGACAAAATCCACAAGATTTATTAAACTCATCATTAATCTTTGCAAGAGCTTTAGGGTTAATATTAAAAGATGATGAAGGAATTGTCGTTGATATTACAGGAGATGTTAATTTAGGAGAAAATGTTAAAAAAGTAATTGTTTTTAAAAATAATGAACAAGTTCACATTTATATGTGTGAAGAAGACATTCCCGAAGGAACAGGAGTTAATATGAAAGCAACAGAACCAGAATCTAATAAAGAAATTACAGAATAATTTTTTTTATAAAAAAAAAATATTACTTTTGTAAAAAATATAAATTATGACAGTAGGACAAGATTTTCAAAATTATTACGTAAAACATTTGGGGAAGAATTCATTAGACTTACACAATATTGGAAACCATATTGAATCATCAATGACTCCTTATATCTTGGAAGAAAGAGAAATGAGAGTAACTCAGATGGATATTTTCTCAAGATTAATGAGAGACCGATTACTATGGGTCGCAGGCGGAGTTGATGATAGAATGTCTACCGTTGTTCAAGCTCAATTAATGTATTTAGATTCTTCAGATAAAACTGATATCACAATGCATATTGACTCTCCAGGTGGGAGTGTTAAATCAGGACTATCTATGGTAGATGTAATGAACTACATCTCTTGTGACATTAGAACTGTAAATACAGGTATGGCCGCATCAATGGGTTCTGTATTACTTGGAGCAGGTACCAAAGGTAAACGTAGTTCTTTAAAATTCTCTAAGACTATGTTACATCAAACTTCAGGTGGTGCTGGAGGTAACATTCAAGATGCAAGAATTAATTTTGTTGAATGGGAAAAGACAAATAAAATTTTATTTGAGTTATTAGGTGGTTTTTGTGGTAAATCCGCAGAACAAGTTACGGAAGATGCTGCTCGTGATTTTTGGTTAAGTGCTGAAGAGGCTGTAGAATATGGAATTATTGATGAGATTGTTAAAACAAAAAAGAAGGGTAAATAACCCTTCTTTTTTTAGATTTAGAACACCCCCTTTTTTGTTTTAGTCCTCATTTATAAATATGATTCACTAAGAATCAATATTATTTACCTGTTGGAAATACTGCAGTTGTTCCTGCAGGTGGTGGTGGAGTTGTTTGTGTGTTTGTTTCTGTACTTTGTGCTTGTTTTTCACCATTTAGTTTAGTTAAAACATTTTTTGCATTTCCTGTTGCTTTATTCCAATATCCACAAACCTTATCTTCAATTTCTTTTTCAATACCTCCAACAAATCCACTATCATCACCAGGTTTTGGTGTTAAATAATTATATAAAGTATTTCTTACCGCATCCATCCAAAATCCACCAGTACCTGTACTTTGTTGAACTTGCATAAGTGTTGCCTTGGCAATAGATTCTGCAATACCTTTTGTTAATGTTTTACAATCTTTCAAATAATTCCAAAACCCTTCTTGTTGTGTTAAAAAAGATACTACGAACTTTTTAATGAATGAATTACTTTCCATACCTAATCCTGATAAAATCCAGCTAACAGCCGGTTCTAATATTGCTTGACCAAATCCACCTCCAACACTTGACCCAAAAATAGATTTAATAGTATCTAAAAATTGTTCACTAATGACTCCATTTTGTTGTTGAAAGGATACTTCTTGTAAAAACTTACAACTAATTTTAAACCTTTTTTTATCAGATAAATTATCCCAATTTTTAAGATTATCTTCACTTTCAAATATCATCATAAGTCTACTACGAACAATTTCTTGCTCAATAATTAACTTATTTTTTTGTTCTTTTGTTTCTAAAAGTTTCTTTTTAATTTCTTTATCTAATTTCATAGTAATTCTTATCTTTTTGTTCTTGGAGGTGTTAATCCCCAACCTGTTGTTCTTGATGGAATTCCAACTCCTTCATAATTTGTTTTAACTCCTGTTAAAACGTCTATCATATCATCCAAATGATTTTGACCTGATCCGATTCCTAAAACACCACCTGATAATCCTGACCATTTAGGATACCATTTATTTGCACAAGCTTGAACTTTATTTTTCAAGTCAGCAAATTCGGTATCTTGTGGATTACCTTCACCGCCACCTTTATAATCGTTAAAATATGTTTGAACAAAATCTTTACAAGAGTTTACGTCAGGTGTCATTGATGCTGATCTGTCTTTATATCCTGTAATATTACTTCCCTTTATTTTTGTTGGGTCAAAATAAACATTTAAACCATTTGGAAATAAATCTGCAAGTCCTGGAATTTGTTCTATTTCAGCTTTTTTAAGTCTTTTAGATGTGATATCCCATGGCGATGGATCAATAACATATCCTTGAGCAACCAATCCGTCACTAAATTGTTTTTGTTTTGTTGTTAATCCTTGTTGTTCTTCAGCTTTTTTTAATTCAGTATCTTGGTTAATTTGAGGACAAGACCAAACAAATTGTTTTCTTTTTGAACGATCTTTAGGATACACCTCATAAGTATAATCATTATAAATTACAAGTTTATCTCCAATTGAGTATCTCCCATCTCTATCTGTGGTTGCTACTTTATAATAACCAGGTTTTCCTTCCCAAGTAATGAATTTACCACCAGAAATACATTTAGCTTTTTCAGCGGCCATTAATAATGGGTCATTAGTAACTCCTGTATTAAATTGCTCATTTACCAATCCTCTATTTAAATTAGATAATTTTTCTTGTAAGACCTTTTTAAAATCAATATGTTTTTTTAAGATTTCTGATTTTTCTTCTTCGTTAATTATAAATTTCTTTGACATATTTTAATATTATAAATTTTGATCACCTTGTGTTGATGCAACTGTTGTAGATTGTGATACTCCTGTTGCCGGTTGACTACTTAAATCATCAGATAACGCAGTTGATGGGTCTTTTTCTTGTTCGGGTTGTCCGCTAGATCCACCACCACATACTTTATCAATAGATGCTTGAGTAATAGATTGTCCATCAACACCTTTATTTACTAATGCTTGAGATGTTAAAGGTCCAAATGCTCCATCTTGTTTAATATTTAAGCATCCTTGTACTCTACTAACTGTTGAGTTTTTACAATACATAGCGATTGGTAATGTTTCAGAACATTGTTTATATTGTCCTTGACTACCATTTCCTCCACCACCATTTCCTCCACCACCATTTCCTCCAACAATTGTAAATACAGCTCCAGCAATTTCAACTTTAATATTATTTCCATCACAAGAATAGGTACCTTTATATTTTCCATTACCGGTGGTTACTTTACCATTATCTAATCCAAAAACAAGACCTCCATTAAGATCGGCAATTTTATTACCAATTTTAGTTCTTGTTATATTACCTGTAGTACTACCATTTAATTGTAAAATTTCTTCATCTGTTAAACTATCTAATAAACATAGACTAACATTGGCAGTATCTCTTAAAAAGAAATACCAAACACCAGCGCTAAGTCCTCCAATTCCGACTGCATATGCAAAAATCTTTTTCCAGTTAGCACCGGTAAATGATTGTTTAAGTTGGGTTATTATTCCTGCGTCTTTTGGTGTTGGAGTTTTTGTATTTTTAGAAGTGTTTCCTGTAGTTACAATTCCAGGTGTTCCCGCATTCTTTCCAGCAATTTTATTTATTTGATTTGTAATAGTACCATTTGACACTAATTGTTTTGCATATGCTCTTTGTTGAGCAACTGTTGGATATGACCCATTAGGTAATTTAGTACTTGCATATACCTGAACTTGTTTTTGTAATAAATCTTTACCAAATTGAGATCTTTGTACAGCGCTTAAAGGCCCATTTTGTGCGGCATTTTTAAGTCTAGTAATTGATGAAGTTCTTGCAACTTTTGCAGCACCTATATTCATTTTTGGTGCTATTGGTTTTACTCTTGGAGGTGCTTCATTTAATTGTTCGGAAAATTCTTTTTTAACCACATTTGAATTTTCACTTAAAGTTTTATTTAAGTCATATTTCATCATTAGTAAGACTCTCTCTAATGTTTTGTTTTTATTAATTTTCATATTTTTCTATTAAAATGCATAATTTGCAAACTCATCGGCAATTGATGCTGACATATCCTGTGATGCAACAGATGTCGCATCTCCACTAGCTAAATCAATTCCTTTATTTATTCCTTTATTTATTATTTTACTTTTTGTCGTACCAATTAATGACTGACGAGTAGCTTCACCAGCTGTTGCTCCACCTACCATTTTACTTCCAACACTTTTTAATCCAAGTCCATTTCCAATAGGTTTTAAAATATTTTCAGATAAAAATGTTTCAGCTTTACCCAATAAATCCGATGCCCATTTTAATCCTAATTTTTCTGATAACCAAGTACCGGCACTTTTTATTCCCTCCCAAACTTTTGAAATTCCATTCAAAATCATTGACATAAATCCTTTTGTTTCTGGTGATTCTGCTAATTTGGTGATTCCCGCTTTCATACCAGCAGTTCCACCTCCTTCAGCAATTTTGAGTCCTGACATAGCACCTTTAAGTGCTTTAACTGCTCCACCTGAAATTACACCTAAAGTGTCAAATAAAATATTTAACCAACTCCAATCTTTTCCGGAAAAAACTTTATAAAGATCATAAACTAACATTGATCCCCATACAATTCCAATTGCAACATTACCTACTCCTGTAAACTGTAAAAATATTTGAATTGCAGTTCCTGTACCACTATAAAGTCCATCTCTAATTTTTTCCATTACTCCACCAATACCATTTTTTTTAACCCAATCAATTCCTTGATTCACAGTATCTACAGGATGTAATGCTGCATTACCGACACTTTTAGCGGTACTTGTAACATCATTTACAACATTTTCTCCAGCTTTTTTCCAATTTGAACCTGAATAAAAATCTTTATTAAATGGATTATAAGTTTGTTCTAAAAGTTGTGTTTTTTCTTTAATCCAATTCCATGTTTCTTTTATAATTTGATTTGGATTTGAGATTGATTCTTTCAATAATGATGTTCCAAATTTAACTTCATATTCCATCATTAATGATAATTTCTTATCGGCTTCAAAAGATTCAAAAACGTTATATGCGGTTTTTCTTGTAAAAGATGAGAGTTCTCGTAAGTCAGATTTTAAATTTTGAGTCATAAACCCAACATTTTCTCCAATAATATTAATTAGATCAGAAAAACTTAAGTTATTAATGTCGGCATATTGATTGTGAACTCTATCATAGATAGAACTTTCCATCATCATATATCTTCCATTTTTTGAAACGTAAAAACTCAAATCTTGCATAATGGTTTATTTTATAAATATATCGGTTTTAGTAATCGGATCCACCTGTTTTTCCCATTTGTCTTCCTGAAGTCCATTGGTAATGAGGGTCATTCATATATGTTTTTCCTAAGGTTCTTCCACTTTCCCATTTTGTGTTACCTACTGGATTTGCCTTTCCTCTAGTAAGTCCTGTTGACCACTTTTTAGGTGTCTTACCTGAGGGAGATGATCCTGCAGTACTTCCCCCTGATGATGGTTCAGGTGCCGGAGCAGCTGCAGGAGAATCTTGTTCTCTAATTTCACCTCCATTTTTATTGTCGGTATATTTTTTTAAAAAATTAATTAAAAAATCTACATCTAAAGTCATATGAATAAATATTTTTTATTTCACCAAAAACTCATACCTTTGCGATATGAATAAACTTATATCTTTTTTAATAATTACTTTCTTTTTCATTTCATGTGAGAAATATACCACAAATGTTAGCGATTTAACTTTAAGTGGAAAATATGTTGTAAGTAAAATGACAATTATAACAACATCACATGCTGTTGTGATAGATAGTACCTATCTATCCAATGCAATTTTTCGGGATTCAATGCTACCAAACCCATTTAATTACATAAAAGTTAATGATTTTTATATACATTTTGATTACGCATCAATCAGAATGAATTGGATAATGAGAACAACTACAGGATCATTACGAGATATATGGCAATATGGAGAATCTCCAAATGAAATATTCTATAATAGAGTTCCTTATAGTTACAATGCTTATGACTTGGGTAAAATTCAGTTTGATTATATTCCAATTAATGAAAAGTCATATAGAAGAATAACACTACATATTGATAGTGATTTACCTGAAAGTCTTCAGTTATCAGGGTTTGATTTTGCACCATACGGAAAAAATGGTCCTGAATATAAAATCATATTCAGTCTAACTCGTACTGGTCCTTAATAAAATTCTGATTTTGGTAAAGATTCTTGATTGATTGTATAATATTCGTTAAGAAAAGATATGAGTTCGTCTTCATCTAACTCTATCTTATCTTCTTCAAGAACTAAATCTTCCTCAAAGTCTTCACTAAAAAAATTAAAGGACTCTGTCTCTAACTCAAAACCATATTCCGAAACAACAGAATAATCAATATTATCAGTTCTTAAAACATCTTCTTCATCATTAATAGTTCTGAATGATACTTCTAAAATGTTTGAATCACTGTTTAAAAAATAACTAACAATTTCTTTAATTTCCATAATGAAATAATTTATAAAAAAATACTTTAAAAGAAATCAAAAGTTATAAAAATTTCTATTTTATTTTATAACTTTCATTCTATTCATCATTTCCATGATTTTATTTTTTTGATGTATAAATGATTCTTGTAAATCTTCATCAATTTCATCCCAATCTCCGGTATGAGATTTAATTTCTTCCCAAGATTTGTCTTTAGGATTAAATTTATCTAAATCTAAATCAAGCTCATCTGGTGCCAAATCTTTTTCCCAATATGCATCTTCATCTTCACCTTCGTATCCAGATTCATGTTCATTAGGTGAAAACTCCTCATCTGTGGAACTTTTTAATTTATTCTTAAAGAATGATTCTATACCATGTTTATCACTTTTTTTATCTTTCAATTTTTCAAAAGATTTTCCTAAATCAACATTTGGTCTAAATTCATGTTCATTTCTTCTTTGATAAGGTCCTGCTGGTCCTGCTCCACCACTATCAAAATCATATGCTGGTTCCATATCCGCATATATTCCTTGAGATCCTGATATATCAACTTCATCTAATTCTTCATCCATCCAAGCAGATTCCATAGTATCGTAAGTAATTTCAGGGTCATCCATATTTCCTTCTTCAGTTACAGGGTAAGAATCTCCCATACCTGGTCCTTCTGATTCGAAATCAAATGCTGAATCAACATCATCAACATCCATATCTGCAGCATTACCACCTTGTTCTTCCATTTCACCATTTTTAGATAACTTTTTATGCTTTTTTTCAAAAGTATCTACATCATTTGATGAACCTTCAATATAATCAAACCCTGCTTTTGGATCAAAATCTTCTACATTATAAATGTCATCTAAATGACCAGTTTCTTCTTCCATATAACCTGAACCACATTCATTACAAACACCTTCATGCATCATTCCACCACATTCACACATTTCAGATTCACCACTACCTTCATTTGTCCCTTCTTCCATATAACTTGATCCACATTCATTACAAACGCCTTCATACATCATTCCACCACATTCACACATAGATTCTTTAGAAACCTGTTCATTAATTCCAAAGTTTGTATAATGTTTAACTTCACCTTTATTGTTCACAGTAATTCCATTTTTATCATTGGCATAATCTTGCACATATAATGGTTGTGTATTTGAAACTTGTGGTAACATTGATTTATATCCGTTATAAACATGTTTGTGTTGGTCTAAAATATCAGATTTTTCTGATGGTGATAATTGACCTAATCCAAAATATCCTCTCATAATTATTATTTTATATAAATACCTCCAATTTCGCGTTTTTATTATTTGACATTTTTATAAATTAAATCTACATTTTAACAACAAATGATAATAAACAATTACGATATTCACGAATTTGCCGAAGGGGCCGTTATATTAGACGGTCTTGATGATGCAATTATTGGAATCGTAGAAGAATTTGGTAATGGTCCAAGAATCTTATATTCAAAACAGAAAATTCTCACCATTCTTTGTGAGAGAGACCTTATGACAATGAGTGAAGCTGAAGAGTTTTACGATTATAACATTATCGGTCTTTATGCCGGTAAACAAAATGCGGTTTTTTTAATTTCAGAATAATTCTTATCTTTGCTTTATGATAAAGATTAATAACGATAGAAAAGTATGGTTGACTTCAGATTGTCACTATGCACATAAAAATATCTGCCGAGGAATAACTAATTGGAGGTTACCAAATGGTGATGTACCAGAAAAACAAACTAGAGATTTTGCCACTTTGGATAAAATGAATGCCGCTATTGTGAATAACATTAATGAGGCGGTTGGTCAAGATGATATTTTAATAAATCTTGGAGATTGGAGTTTTGGTGGATTTGAAATGATTGAAGAGTTTCGTAATAGAATTATATGTAAGGAAATACATCTTGTGCTCGGTAATCATGATACGCATATAGAAAGAAATAGAGGAGACATTCAAAAGTTATTTACGAGTGTTCAAAACTACTTACACTTGGAGTATACCAATAAAACTACACACAGGTTTATTATGTGTCATTATCCTATCTGTTCTTGGCACGATATGAAGAAAGGTGTATTCCATTTGTTTGGTCATCTACACACACCTAAAGAAGGAAAGTATATGACTGGTAGATCTATGGATGTTGGTATGGACGGTAATGATTTGATGCCGTATGATATTGATGATATTGTAAGGAAATTATCAGGAAGACCCATATCATATAACACATTAAAAAGTGATCATCATTTAGATGATATATAAGGAGTTGTTGGTTAATTTGTTATATTTGTCTTCACAATCAATAAATAAGTAATGAATACGATAGAATTATTTTACAAACCTCCCAAAGATGAATCGTTTAACGAACTCAGGGAGGTTTGTATTAAATTTTGGAATATTTTTTTTAGTGATGAAGATTATCGTGATGAAAAAATTGGTAGGATAATTGATTTACCAAATACTGGAAGTAATTTTATTAGTATGGTTCAAATGATTCATCCAATAAGTAGAGAAGTTATTGCAAAAGCATTATCCTTGGAAACCCGAAACGAAATTAGTATGAGATTACACGGGTGGGAAAAAGATAATGAATTTGATTTTTTTAATATATGGAATATAAAAAATAGTTTAGATTAATAATGAAAAATTTATATATCATTAGAGGATTACCAGGTGCTGGCAAATCCACAATTGCAAAATCCTTGGGGAAACCTTGGCAAATATTTGAGGCTGACCAATTCTTTATGAAAAATGGTAAATATGAATTTGATGGTTCAAAACTTAAGGATGCCCATGACTGGTGCAAAAGAAAAGTTCAGTATTGGATGCACCCAAGCTTGTTTAGACCACTTTTTTTTCGTAATATTGTAATATCTAATACATTTACTCAGGAATGGGAAATGAGATTTTATCAAATAATCGCAAAAAAATATGGGTATAGAGTTCATACAATTATTGTGGAAAATAGACATGGAGGAGTTAATACTCATGGAGTTCCTGAAGAAAAAATAAAACAAATGAAAGAAAGATTTCAAATCTCTTTATAATAAATTAAAATAAAACAAAAAAAAAACAATCGCATGCAAACATTACAATTTAACACAACAACAAAATCAGTTAAAGTAACCGAAGGTTCTTTAGAAACTTCAACAATATTATTCAAATATGAAAATGTTCCAACAGTAAAAGTATTGGAAGGATTTTATGAAGTAATGCAAAAAGATGAATTTGAAAAATCAACTCCGGTATTACGTCTTCCAATGGCAAACACAAATATGGTTATTAAAAAATAATGAAATTTGATTTAAACATATTAAATGATTATTTGGAGAAGGGTTTGGTGGTTAAAAATAACCACCCGACCCTTCCTATTTCTATTTGGAATTATTCTCGTACTTGTCAGTATGAAAATAAGTGGGATGAAATCACCAAACAATGTCGTGGTCTTATTTTAGACCAAGAAGGGAATGTTATTGCCAAAGGGTTTGATAAGTTTTTTAATATCGAAGAACACAAACCAGAAGAAATACCAAATGAACCTTTTGAAGTATTTGAAAAACTGGATGGTTCATTAGGTATTTTATTTTGGTATGAAGGAAAATGGATATTA